ACTAGGTGATACGCACTTTGGTGTCAGAAATGACTCCAAAGCGTTTCATGCTTACTATGAAAAATTTTATGATGAAACATTCTTTCCAGAATTAGCACGGCGTGGTGTAAGAACAATCATTCAGCTTGGCGATTTATTTGACAGACGAAAGTATATTAACTTTCTTTCGCTGATGGAAAGTCGCAGGTACTTCTTTGACAGATGCGTTGAAGAAGGCATTACCGTTCATGCATTGATTGGCAATCACGATATCTTTTGGAAAGAAAGCCTAGACATTAATTCGCCTGACTTGTTGCTGAGAGACTATCATAACATTGTGCTATGGCAGAAGCCAGGAACACTCGAAGTTGATGGAATCAAAATCGATATGATACCATGGATTTGCAAGAGCAATGAAGAAGAAATTTATGAGTTTGTGAAGAACACATCTTCTCCATTGTGCATGGGTCATTTTGAACTTGCTGGCTTCCCATTGTTTCGTGGTGTAGACAGCCATGAAGGACTTGACTATAAATTCTTAAGCAATTATAATCATGTATACAGCGGACACTATCATACGCCATCACAGCACGACAACATCACGTATGTTGGTGCACCATATGAATTGTTTTGGAATGACTATCAAGACAAAAAGCATTTTGGCATTTTAGATACTGAAACAATGAAGACAACATTCGTAGAGAATCCTCATCGAATGTTTTACAAAGTACACTATGACGATAACAGTAGCGCAGACAAATTAAAAATTGAAGACTTGAAGAACATGGACTTTTCTAAGTATGCAAATGCTTATGTGAAAGTCATTGTTGCTAACAAGCAAGACCCGTATTTGTTTGAGAAACTCGTCGATGAAATTTACAAGGTTGGTCCTGTTGATGTGACAATCGTTGAAGACTTTACAGAACTGAATGAAGAGACAACTGAAAAGGATATTATTGACCAAGCGCAAGATACCATGACAATTCTTTCTACATTCATTGATGCACAGAGCCTAAATATTTCTGACACAAACAAACTTAAATCATTGATGCGTGAACTTTATGTTGAGGCACTATCCACAGAAAACATAGAATGATTATTTTTCGTAATTTAAAATGGAAGAACTTTCTTTCAACTGGTAACTTCTTTACTGAACTGAACTTAGACAACAACAATACTACATTGATTGTTGGCTCTAATGGTTCGGGTAAGTCTACAATGCTTGATGCATTGTGCTTTGTGCTGTTTGGTAAACCATTTCGTAATATCAACAAAGGACAACTTGTCAATACAATCAATCAAAAAGATTGTACAGTAGAGATTGAATTCGACACAGGCAACAAGTCATACAAAATCGTTCGTGGTATCAAACCAAACGTGTTTGAGATTTACTGCAATGGGCATCTAGTCAATCAAGATGCCGCAGTCAAAGACTATCAAGAACACTTAGAGAAATTCATTCTCAAACTCAACTACAAATCGTTTACTCAAATTGTTTTGTTGGGTTCAGCATCATTTACTCCATTCATGCAATTGTCTGCAAGTGATAGACGTTCTATCATTGAAGACTTGTTAGATATTCAAATCTTCTCACGCATGAATAGTGTTCTCAAAGATAAGTTTCTTTTATTGAAAGAAAAACATTCGCAGTCAAAGTATGCAGTAGACTTGAAGAGTGAAAAGATTCAATATCAAATTCAGTTTATCGATTCATTGAACAAGAACAATGCTACTCAGATTTTATCTAAGCAACAAGACATTGCCAATACTCAATTGTTGATTGCTGAAAGTGAAACTAGATGCACGGCATTACAAACAACTTTGTCAGAAATCTGTGTACAAATTTCAGACAAATCTAAAGTGGATGCAAAGCTATCTAAATTCACTACACTAGAACAGAGTTTGAGAAAGACACACAAAAAGATTAATACGGATATTGATTTCTATCATAACAACGATGATTGCCCTACATGTAAGCAAGCAATCGGTAATGAATATAAACTACACATTGTAGAAGAGAGAAACAAAAAAATATCTGAAGTTGAAGATGCGTTGAAAAAAGTTAGAGATGAACTTGATACTGTTAATACTAGACTGGTTGAAATAGAAACGATTGCTGAACAGATTCAAACGTTGAATTCTCAGTTGACATTTGAACAGAGTGAGGTCAGAGTAAATCAAAGACACATTGACAATATCAATAAAGAGATTGTGCGATTGAATTCTGTTAAAGATGACGTTAATGCAGAACAAGAAAAACTAGCAACGTTGACTACAGAACTAGCAGAACTGGAATCTGAGATTAAAGTTATTGCTGAAGAACGTTTGTACTATGAGATTGCAACGAACTTACTGAAAGACACAGGTATCAAAACGAAAATCATTCGTCAATACATACCAGTCATCAACAAACTAGTTAACAAGTATCTTGCATCATTAGATTTCTTTGTGAACTTTAATTTAGATGAATCATTCAAAGAAACAATTAAGTCTCGCCATCGTGATGATTTTACATATGCATCATTCAGCGAAGGTGAAAAGCAACGTATTGATATGGCATTGATGTTGACTTGGCGTGCTGTTGCCAAACTGAAGAACAGCGCCAGCACAAACATATTGATACTTGATGAAATCTTTGATTCGTCATTAGACACAAATGGCACAGAAGATTTGATGAAGATTCTAAACATGCTTGAAGGTTCTAACTTGTTTGTCATATCACACAAAGGTGATATTCTGCAAGACAAGTTTGCTAACGTGATTAGATTTGAGAAAGTAAATAACTTTTCGAGGATTGCAAAATGAAAATACTTAGTGAATATTATGGAACAGACATAGACAGAGAAGCGCATATCTACTTAGATGAAAAATTCTTTAAAGTTCGAATACGAAATGAATTAGGAACCTATTTTGTTGCATTTTTTAAAACGCAAGATGAAGCACAAAATTATGCTGAAAATTATGTATTGGGGGAAACACATGAGTTTAAAACGTAAGGCAAAAACATGAAACCTTGGCAACATGGATATGATATAGACTATCTTAAAGGATTGGAAGCGCAGTATGCAGATTACAATGCATATACGTTATCTCCTTTTGCAAAGTATAAGAAGAACAATATTGCAGAGTCTTTGAAAAAAGGAACTCTTGTTTTGCTTGGTGACGCAATGATTGACGTAACAGTAAACAAAGTTGCATCAGACATTACAATGCATGGCGACACAGTTATTGCAACAAAATTAAAAGGTGATGTTTCGATTGGAAAACTTTCAGGCAATATCGACACAATCAAAAAACAAATTTCTCTGGTGTCGGGAAAAGATTTTTGGTTAACTGTATGGGCAGAGAACAAAGCACATTGCAACTTAGCCGAAGAGTTAGGTTTCTGTTACGTTGGTCCGAAGATTACAACATACGGAGAAGTACATGCAATTTACTTTAAGAGCAATAGTCCTTTTCCACGTTCGTTTCCTAAAGTAGAATCAACAGAATATCTAAGCATCAAAAATGTTGGCACAATCACACCAGAGTTTATTGAATCTGTTTCTGCTAAGTTAGCAACATTACCTGCATTCACAAATCATTATAGTAACTACAACAAAGACAAAGCATGGTCTGCATTGTCGCTACGTGGTTATCGTCCAGAACCCGAATTCATCACAAAGCCTTCTGAGATGAGTGATGACTGGAAAGAAAAAAACAAAGATGTGAAATTTGAATTGCAAGACACACCACTCTATGATATGTTTCCTGAAGTGCGTGAGTTGCTAAGTAAATACAAAGAAGTGCATCGTGTTCGTTTCATGCAATTGAAACCTGGCGGTGGAGAACTAGAACGACACACCGATCAAGTTGATAAAGACTCTGGTGGTTCTAAAGGCAAACTTGCTAGACTACACATACCAATCATTACTAACCCGAATATGATTTTTACTGTGTGGGATACAAAAGGTAATGCACAAAAAGTCCATATGGAAGTTGGGCACTTGTGGTTCTTAGATACCCGTAAGCCACATCAAGCAATCAACAATGGAACAGATAATAGAATTCACTTAGTCATAGACGTAATTTCTGAAGGAGAACTGTATGAGTCGCTTGTATCCGTCAGAAATTTCTGATATAATAGAAGGATGGAAAGACCCAAACCCTGCACCGATAGTCGAG